CTCGTGCGGGATTCTGTGCCGATTTCGATACAACGTCCAAGAACATTAAGGATATTTTACAAGAAAACGGTATTAATATCAATTTCGACCCTGAAGCTATAGTTAATATGGCCGCAGGCTCTATTACACAAAGAGGGCCGGGTGATTCACCACCCTCGGAAAAAAATACTGAATAAAACCTAAGTCAATCACAATATTTCTCAAATGTAAAATGTCTTACCAAGAGTGCCTCGAGAATGCTATGCGTATACGGAAAGTGTCTTCTCCAGATGATGAGTGTATCCATCTGGCGAAGGGATTGATGAAATTAAAAAGGGGATACGATACACACGCGCAGAAAAAACGGGATAGGTCAGCGATCCTTATAATGGATACTAAACCCATCATCGAGTTTAAACTCGTCAAGAGTACAAATATTTGTCAATCATTAACTCTTAAGGGTAAGAGGTGTACGTTTAAGGCGGTGTGTGGAAATTATTGTAAGAAACACAGTCTTAAACAGGGTGATATGGTATTAGGTAAAAAATGTGTAGTTAGTTCTTGATATTATTTTATCGTGTTATATAAATGTTAGATCAGGAAACACTTCAACCCGTCGTCATCTCTATGATTGTATACTTAGCTTTAGCCAAGATGTTACCGGAATTACTTAAAAAACCCACTGGTATTTCGTTCATTGACGAGCTTAACATGATGCTCATCTCCCAGAAGGGTATGTTAGGTTCTGGTGCACTCTTAACTGGATTGGTAGTTTTCATCACCAATTACATTCAACAGGAATTCGCTTAAAACGGATTCTTTACTCACTAAATGTTTAGTATAATCATGTCTCATGTACCTCACATCATTATCGTATGCAGATTTCATGAACTCCAAGAGTTGGTCAAAGTTTGGTTTGCCCCATTTCATACCTTTCTTAAATAAGAAATCGTCCTTCTCCAACTCCTGAATTTCACAATCTATCGTGTACGGTGTTTTTATGTATTCCGGTGCCCCACCATAATTTGTAATTATCACCGGTTTATCTCTTAACGCCGCCTCTACAGCTCCCATGCCGACACCCTCCGAACTCGAAAAGCTCAGATAGCAATCACCTCTCCAATGTATTTCATCCATCTTATCAACGGGAATTAAACCGTTAATAATTTCCACTCTAGGTATTTCTATTTGTATATCTTGTTTACACGTCGCTTTAACGAGTAATCGTGTATTAGGTTCATTCATACGTATGAATGCTTCTAAAATTTTATTGAAATTTTTACGTTGATCGAGAACGTTTCCTATGAAATAAAAAGTATACGGCTTCTTTCGAGGTTTGGGTATGTGTGCGTGAACTACATAGAAATTGTTGTCAGGAAATTGCCTCGACATCACCCTTTTACAAAATTCACTGGGAACAGCTACATCCTTGAACTCTTTCATGATCATACCATAATCTTCGTGAACTGTCTCTGTTTCACAGACGGTCATACAAGCTAAATTCTTGACACGTGTTCGCGCGTATGTAACGTACTCCATGTTATTGGCGATGGGTAAAAGAAATATCAGGCCATGATCACTTTCAGGAAGTTTAGATCCTATTTGATAATACTCAGATGATTTAAACAGTTTTGTGTATTTTTGGGCATGTTGACCTATACCAGCCAAGAGTGTTGGGCCGACGAATATCATTTAGTATAAAGATAATCTTTCTTTTATATATAGTAAAATGTCGACTATTCGCGAACGAATTGAATTTGAGCTCACTCAGGCACACCTTGACAAAACTCGGTTATTCCAAATAATCTCTCAACTTGTTGATATGTGTGAAGCTGGTGGATCCGGTGGATCTGGTGGTGTGGGTCTCCCCGGTCCCGCAGGACCCCCGGGTCCAGCCGGACCCCGAGGTCCCCAGGGCCCCCCAGGTGCCAGTGCTGCCCCGGTCGCTAAGAAGCCTGCGACCAAGACTGTAGTCAAGAAGGTTGTTAAGAAATCCGACGAATAATTTTAGAAATAATAGTAAATGATAACGGTGACCGCAAAAGTTGTGGTTCCAAAATGTTCATGCGATTCTAATGATAAAAAACGTGTATTCATAGTTCATAACCCCATGGTAGAACCGATGAAGTTATCAACATTGTCACAACGTATATCTAAATATAAAAGAACGCAAATAAAGGATAAAAAAATTGCAGAGTGTAAGGCGAAGACATGTGGAGCCTCGCTTAAATTTGCACGAGAAGCACTCGAAGTATTGGAAGATTTATACGGTGATTTAGCCTTCGAGGAGCTGTAATGCTTCAATTTGAAACTTATCGCACGGAGCGTTCACAAACATCGGAACCCAATCAATCTCCTTAATTATAGCTTCATCTTGAGCGACCGTTTCGTACATTTTATCGTGAAATCTTTTATTTACGATAGGATTGTTCATTAAGGGTGTTTTTGGGTACATCATACACCACGACATTTTAGTGTGAGTGTCATCTATAGGGGAAAGGGTACTAAACGTGATAAATTCATATTTGCCAGCCAATTTGATACGTACGATAGATGTAGCTGGAGCCACAAATTTACTATGAACGGGTGCACCATCTTTAGGCTGCATGTGTTCAGTGAATGTAGATGAGGCTTTGGGTTGAACGACTGCGTAACAATCAACGTAATCGTCGATTGTTTCAATTTTAAGATTCTTAACTATTCCATTGTCTTCGTCGGCAAAGTTATGGACGTAGTTTATGTGTGAAATATCGGTCGCGTTTAAAATCCAGTCGTAAATATTACCCTCTAGATTTTTAGACCCGTAAACTTGAACCCAGGTGGGATCGGACAGTTCTTTGCAATACCGAGTTGGGAGAGGTTGATTTTTCTTTGCAGTCCAAATAAAACCACCGTCTTCTACGACGGATTTAGAACCAATATTTCCACCTACAGGGATATTAGGTGTAGATGGTACGTTAACGAGTTTTCCATCTGCGTCATATTCCCAACCGTGATATGGGCACTGAACACGATCACCCTTTATCTTACCCTTACATAAGTTGGCACCTCTATGTGGACATTGTGCGTCTAGCATAGAAACTTTACCCGATTCACCACGGAACAATACATGTTTTTTCCCACTGATACGAATACTCTCCATACCGAGATCTTTTGAAATTCCTATACCATACAGCATTTATATACTAAGAACTATTCTTTTAAATCTCCATAAATTTCCAAAATATCTTTAACTACTAAATACTCATATTTTAATGTTTATTCCAATTACATAAGTTTGTCATACAAATCCGGGTTAGTATCGACTATACACCCCCCTTCTTTCCATCTGTTAGATTGTTTCTCGATAGATTTAATATGCCATATGGCAAGTTCGGGTTTCGCTTCGATGACAATTTGTTTTTTAAAACCCGCTATACTTTCATGCAAAGAATTAACAAAGTGAATCTTCTCTGGATCGTTCTTAAAAATGCGACAATTATAATCCGGCCAATTGATCCACCCGACTTCATTCACTTTGAAGTCACAGGCATCCAGCCATTCTTTAGTCGAACCCGGATGAATATTGATTCGAGGAACCATGAAGACATCTCCGTCGGATTGTTCTATGTTGGGCTTGATATTCTTAATTAAAAGTTCTTGGGGCATTTCATCTGCGTCTATGAGAAAGATGTAATCACCGGAACATTTAGAATTGTGGAAGTTTCTGTGCTTCGAAAAGTCTCCGTCAAATTCACGTTCATATACGATGATATCTTCTTTATAAAACTTGAGAACATCTCGAACATTCGGCGTTACATGAGTAGAATCGACGAGAATATTAATTTCATCTTCGGGGTCTTTTACTTTTTTCAGAAATGCGATGAGTGAATACAGTTCCTTAGATTCGTTGCACACAGTTATGGCATATGAAAATTTCATTGCTTATAGATATTATTAAGTCTTTAACTTAAAGTTATAAAGTCTTTAAAAATTATGATTCCGAAAGTCATTCATAAGGTAATAATAGTAGATGGGGGTGTAATGCCCCAATTACCGGAAGGAATGAATAAAGCTATAGAAACGTGGTATCGATTAAATCCGGATTATAAAGTAAAAATATACTCCGGAGACTCCTGTGTAAACTATATAAAACAACATTTCGATGATGACGTATTAAAAGCGTACCAAGCTTTAAAACCTTACTCGTATAAATGTGATTTAATGCGTCATTTGATCATGTATAACGAGGGTGGATGGTATTCGGATATTCGTCAGATTTGTCTTGAACCTATAGATACACTTTCTTCGTTAAACAACGAGTATTATACAAGCGTTGACTGCCCACCAAACCAGATGTGTATGTACACAGCTTTCATAGGCTCGATACCAAAACACACCATTTCTAAGAAAATGATAGATCTCGTGTTGTGGAATGTCAAACAACGACACTATGGTTTAGATTGTTTATATCCAACTGGCCCCGGTGCGTACATGAATGCTTCTATTGATTATATTCGCGCATACCCCGATAGGTGTATGGTTGGACAGCATACATCTGACGAACATATTCAGTTTGGGCAACATAAATTCGTCAAGTGCAAATATAACAATGCAAGAGGTGCAGATAATTCAGATTTGAAGGGTGGTAATGATTATGGTGAGATGTGGAGGAATAGGGATATTTATTTAATCCATTAAGCAAATAGTATCATCCTTTGGAACAATATATCGTAGCTGTGACTTGAATATCACAAGTAGACCTCTCCAGCATTGTTCGTCCTTTGAAGAACTCCTGTCAAAATGCATATGAGAAATCCCATATCTTTTACACTTGACAAGTATCTCTTCTAGATTGGGAAATCTGAATGCACCTTTCGGACAATGACTCTCGATAGAGACGTCGTGATAAATAAGTATACCTCCAGGTTTAAGCATTGAGAAGAAAACGTACTCAAACCATTTCTGCGTATTCCAGTGGTCTGCATCAGAAAAGATGAAATCATACATTGTTTTATTCTTCTCGAAAACAAACGAGAGTTCATCACTTTCTACTAGATTGACTTTATCTTCAAACTTTTTCACAAACTCCGGTTTATCACCTTTCCAATCAACCCAATTGTCTACTAATGTCAGTTTCTGTAAGTTTTCATTCTTCTCCAACGCCCTTGATAGGTAAGCGGTTGTGCGCCCACTACCTACACCTATTTCTAGAACATTGGTAGGTTTATGAGATCTTACGAGACCATAAACCAAATCTAAATGACATTCGTCGATGGCAACATCTTTATTCGGGTTATCATCGGAGAGGACTTGTTCAAAAGAATTACTCATATATACATAATTTTCGTTAGTTCTTTAAACATGATTTGAAATATTTATTACATAACCATACTAGCAACTAACTTCACCTTATTTACGTAATATACGTATCCACCTATGAGAACTGCCAACGCTAGAAGAACATAGTTAAATGACATTTTCTTACGTTTCTTTTCGGTTTCTTCGATAATCCTCTCAGCCGTTTCTTTACTTGGGAGTTTATCAACACTCTGATGTAGCATCTCTATCTTACCTATGAGAGCGTGTATAGCATCTAATATTTGAGCTTCCTTCGTTACAGGTTTTTCTTTATGATTTACCGTAGTCACTTCTAATACCATATACCATGCAGCATCCGGTTGTAATGTTCTATAATCACCGTCATCTTGTTGCTCATATATGGTAAAATTTAATTTTTGTATAGATATAGGGTTAAAATAATTTGTTGCACGGTTAAAGCTTTTCCACTGTTTGTCTCGTAGCACGATTCCACTACTTCCCGTGAAATGTCGTTCAAGTGGCACCCTCGCAAATATTCTCCCGTGACGCTCATCCAGCATCTGAGCGACTTGCGGGACTTCTGGACAAACGATGTCTACATATTTAGCCACATTTGTGTTAAGTGTAGATGTATTTTCTCCCACTTGAGTTATGTAAAAATCTACCATCTTGACACCGAGAACTTTACTGAAGTCTTCCACATGTGTATTAGATGTGAGTGATAAATCTAATGAAAATGTATTGTTCGTTCCGGTGACATACCTAGAATCGACTACAATGTATTGAACTTTTTTAGGTATATCGTATATCGATTCCATTCTACTATGTTCAAAGAAATAAAAAAACCTAAGTCGACCACAACTTATCTAAAAATCAAGATGTCTGAAATCATGGAGACCCCACAACTGACAGAAGTTGAGCTTCTTCGCGCTGAAATTGAAGTGCTTCGCAAAGAAAATGAGGATTTAAAAACGAGAGTAAAACCTAAGAAAATCAAACCTATCAAGATCAAGTGTCCATTTATAACCGCTAAGGGTGTTCAGTGTCGCAAGTTTTGTGCGGAAGGACTGACTACATGCAAAGTTCATTCAAGACCACTCAAGGCGCCAAAGGAACCCAAACCACCGCGACCGAAGCGCCAGGCTTGTACAGGGATCAATATTCGCGGAAATCCTTGTAGGCGGAAATGCTTGGATGGAAAGACTTTTTGTGAAAGACACGACCCGGATAATCCTATCGTCCCTAAAAAAACGAAGCGAGCGCTCAAAAAAATCACACCCGAACACAATCATCTTCCCGGTGTAAAACCGACCACGCGTTGTATGTTATGTGAGACACATGGCGACTTATTCGACGTGAGCGTCTGTAACGTCCAATATGTCGAAACACCTGGTGAAGATGGAAAGACACTTAGTGAGCGTGTAACCGAGTACGATAGAACTTAATGTATAAAAAAATAGTTGGTAATATAAATGTTCACACCCATTGGAAATATTATAGCTATAATGAGTATCATAATTGCTCCAGTATACGTTATAGATAAATATTTACCAAAAAAATCAGAATCCATAACCCCTAAAAACGAAGAGTTCAATAAGCCTTTCGTGTTTACAGGGAGAAATAAATATTCACCGAACTTCTAAAAACCATTTGTGATCATACCATCTACATTGACAAAATTAAAGATTTGTTCCGTTCATATTTAAATGAAATACTGTACCGTGACATGTTATATGTCTAAAGGTCCGGAAATAGAGAGTAATAATCATATATGTGCTGAACGCAAACTTTTAAAACATTTATATAACGAATGTTTAAAGAGTGGATACAAACCCCACCAGTTTACATCATGGTTACATAGAAAATACGGCGAGTTAGTTGTATCGAGACGAACTGTATTCGGTGATAGTATATCTATGCCATGTGTGATATGTAGGAAATTTTTACAAAAACATGATGTTAGATGGATGGCCCACGATGGGTGTCAGTGGGTTCATAGTAAAAAAACGGGTGATTTACCGGTTTCTAGACCTACAAGAAAACAAATAGAAACTTTAGGATTTTGTAATTGACCTAAGTTCGTGTCGAGATGGTATGAAAGTAAAACATGAATATCTTCTTTCTTTCGCTAGACCCCAAAGAGATCGCAGAACTATCTTGTGACCAACATGTGATAAAAATTCAACTTGAAATCTGTCAGATGTTGTACACCGCGTGGTTCTATTCTGGTGAAGAGGATACTGTACAAGCTAACGCCCCGTTCACCAAAACGAAGACTCGCAGGGGGTATAAACCCGCACACAAAAAGCATCCAATGACTATGTGGATCGCTTCGAGTTTACAAAATTATTTGTACGCGTGTGATATCGGCATTGCTTTGAGTGACGAATATACTAAGCGATACGGTAAAATTCATACATGCGCCGAACATTTATATTGGCTTCGTGATAACCACCCTTCGTTTTTCGAGGAACATATCAGTGATACGGCATATTATTCAACTGAAGGTATTCCGGAGTGTATGCCAGAACAGTATAAGACCCCTAATGTGGTTGAAGCATATAAGGAATATTATATCAACGATAAGGCATCATTCGCGCGATATAAAACGGAGTGCCCATCTTTCATCAGGGAGTATGTAAACTAATCGTTACAGAAAAAATTCTTAATAATAGTAATGATCACCTTAGTGGTGACGATACTTTTGATCGTCGTGTTTTTATTTGTGACACGAAAACGACGATCAGAATATTATGAAGAGGATATAGGTCCTTCGGATATTGAGATAGGTCCTTCAGAAGGCGCGCCGGTCAGACCTAGATCTCTTGTTCATAAACTCCTAAAAGGTATTGATAAAATGGAAAAGAAAAGAACGCAAGATGTAATACTTCATGATGCTTTTTTGAAACAGGTGGATATGAAGGCTGCTTTTAAACAAGGTACACAAGACGAAATACAAGACGAAATACAAGAGAGTGTTGACGAAGAATTAAAATTTATCAAAAAGTATACAGGGTTGGTAGAGGATCATATTTACGAAAACCAAACGTTACCGGAGAATGAAACGTATGATGAAGTGGCAGAGGCGGCCTACGACGGTATACGGAAAGAAATAAACACTCAATTGATGGTAAAGGGGCAAGAGTATAAAGAAAGGCAGATAAGTGAACTTGCTTTAAGAACAGAGCAAAGACAAGTAATGGATAAGGATGTAAAGGATACTACTATTTTAAAATCGGATTTGGGCGAAGGACTCCAGGTATTGGAAGATACTTTACCGAAGATAGAGGCCGACGCAAATGCCATAGACACGGGTGATTTACCTACATCCGAATTGGGTACAGATGCGTTATTTTCTAGGGGTGACGAAGCTATTAACCAATCGTCACCGTTTACACAGAGGATGGTTTCCTTATTCGCTAGTGCGAGTTTAGAGCCTGAGGATGGGTGGAACGACGGAAACGTCGCATTAGCAACACCTACTGTTAATAGCACTTCACCACAAGATAATAGAGAAAAATTAATCCAATTTTCAGAAGTCGGTAACGTTTTCAATGATTATTATATCGTACAAGATCCTACGGGACCACATTTCGGTGTCGGTGCTTGGCCGAGAGAAGATGATGAAGAGAGTGAAGATTTTCCGGAGAATTACGGTAAATGGAAGAAAGAAAAGGTACAGATGAAAATTAGTTGCGGACCTACATCACCCGGAGACATTGAATTAGGGGACCAACAGTATTATTATTACGGTAACACCGGAATTTCGGGGGGTGAGCATGGATACTACGCTCGCGGTGTTCGAACTGTGCAGGGTGATTACGATAGGGCGCGGGACCAAGAGGCTAGTTTTCCACGGGGTGCTGGGCGTGGTAACTATAAAAACAGTTTGGGGCTTTATTCGGGAGCGCGTATAGATTCTATATACTCATCACATTTGTATAATAGACCATACAGAACAGTAGCCGAACACAGTGGAAGTTGTGTAAAACCGATGTATGCAGAGACGTTCCAGAAGTGCTCTGACGCGTGTAGAGATAGTGACGAATGTTCGGCATTTTCTATAGATCCTATATTCGATACGGAACGTGGACACCATGCTATGCATGGTATTCAAAGAAATGCGGGTACGGTGGAAGATGAAGAAAAATATCGGTTTAAGAGTCTTACCACCGGTCCAGAGAAATTCGATAATGGTAATACGAATAAATATAAGGGTAAATATTGGTGTAAACTTCAGAAATATGGGAATAGAAGATTTGATATAGGAACATTTTCTGGTGAAGCTATATTCGCCAAATACGAGGATGGATACTTAAAAGATCCTTTGATAAAAGAACATATAGCAAAGAAAATCGACGCAAATTCTACGAATCTTGAAAAAAACGGGAACTTTGAACACCCTAAATTTCCGAGAACATGCCAGGATACACCGTTAGATTTTGAAAATGGTGGTGAGCCTAGGGGTACGACTGATTACTCTATGGATGGTAGTTTAAGTGAATTAAAAAACCACTCGACGAAGTCGTGGTCGGCGAAGAGGTACACGTATGATATGGAACGGGGACTCCCCGAAGATTCTGCGAGGTATTCTAATGCTGCGTGGACACCCGCTGATTCCGACGGTGTGTGTAAAAATAACGGTAAAAACGAAAAAACAGTTTTTCCCGGTAGGTTTTCGAAGGATGATGAAGTTGACCCGGCGACACAGATTCAGTTAGGGTGCCCGGTACAATTCATACGGACGGGTAGAATTGATAATCCTCGTACTGGGACATCTAAAGAATTCACGGCGGGTGGCTGGAAATCAAAGATCGACAGGCACCGAGACGATTACAAATTCGAGGATGCGAAATCAAACCCATACCATCTCGGATGGGCTAACCATGGCGTGGAGCCGGGATCGAATATTGTGAGAAATAAAGTTAAAGCGGGATCCGACGATAGACACCTTTATGCAAACTCCGTAGAAAAAGCTCGCAACCCTGAACTCACGGGCTACAATGATCTTGTCGACGATGATTATAGAAGTTTAGTTTTACCTGGTACACGTGGTCTTCCTAAGTGTCCAAATGGATATACCGTACGAACCGAAAATCAACCGTATTGTGACCCAAATACATTAACTCTTTCGACACCGAACGTAAAATGTGAACCCATATTGGAACAAGGTGGATGTAACGCTAAAGAAAGTAAATACCAAACTCAATGTGCCGCGTTAAACGAATTGAGTTGTACAAATCATCAATTTTCTTCTGAAGACTTGGGGTTAGAACGTTTTGAACCGGGTGGAAAGAATGCGGCGAGTCCTTCATGGGCCCCACAAAATCAGTGGGGTGATAATATTGGTGAACTTTCTAGCGACGGCTTTCAAACCTTGCGCCCGGATAAAGCCGCGGAGGTCGGTCGCGAGAATAGCGAGAATCTGGGATATTCCGAAACATCAAACAAACGAGACCCAAACGTTGGACTTCACGCGTATAAATCTTACGGAAAACAGTTGGGCAAGGATCATAGATGGAATAAGTATACAATGGACGGTCTACCCGCTAGTGATGTATGTGAGTGGAAACCACATACATTCTACGATGGTCAAGTGTCTAGGGAAACGGAATACGACGGTAAACAATTTTATGTTTTATATAAAAGATCTCAAAATGGATCATGGGCTGTAGGTCAGCCGGATGAATTTACCTTCCAAGGACCCAAATGGAACTGGGATGATGGAGGTCACGATCCCACATTTAATCAATGGGCTCGATGGTTTGATGATAAAGGTAAGATTGTATTACAAAATCCTGATGGTACCTTTAATCGAGATGCTATAAAGTATCGCCAGGCAGTCCTTAAGAAAATGGGTGGAATCCCTGTATCACCAACACGAGCCTTTGATACAGATTTTAAACCAACAGAAATACCCATTATTTATTACACGATCGATGATAGTGACGTAACAGAAGAATCTAAAAAACTCGCAGAGCAAGCAGCAATAAATTATCATGGTGGCGAATAAATAGATCCAGGTTTAACGTATACGAATTTAAGTATACACCGAGATCCATCGGTTATTTCGGAGACCATGTGTGGTGCTCCGTTCGCTCTAACATATAAAATACTATTAGGCTTAGGTTCTAATGACTGTATTTTACCTGTTATCGGTTGTTTCCAATTAAACGTTGTATCAGACGTATTATCTATCGTATATATCAATTCGTATTGTTCCGGATCATATAATTGTGTATCCGAGTGCCAGTTCATATGTCCACCCATACCGTACACGCGGTATTCGACCGGAACGTCTACACTTAATTCATACCCATTGAATCCTAGTTTATTCTTAACTTCATCAGAATCTAATAATTTGTGTATGTCATGTGTTGGATCTATATAGAAACGTTTTCTTTTAACATTATTAGGGAGATCTTCATCAACGAGTTGAGAATTGAATTCTAAACAATCTTTTTTAATTTTTTCATGAACAAATTTTTCAAAAAAATTAGTAGAGTATAATACTTTTTTATTTTTATATTCAAAAACCAAAAATAATAGAAGCGTCAGGATTAGGATCACGACGAAGAGCTTCATCTTGAAATCACAAAAGAAAAAAACCTAAGTCGATCTCACGTTTCGTAAATTTTCAACATAAAGATGGAAGAACTTCAACGTGTCATGGCCGCCCTCGACTTCATCTCCGACAAGATCGGAGATGGGATGTACTTGGATATGGCTGATAATCTTAAGCGCATCCACGACAAACTCAACGGTGATAAACCGTTTCACGAAGACCAATTCTACTACAGCGACGATGATTCGGAACTTGGTAGCGATGATGACAGTGACTATCAGTCTCCGCGACCAACGGTTCGTGCCCCGTTCGCCCCGAATCTCGATCGAAGACGTCTCTCTGAGATTGCACGTCTCAGAGACCTACTTCTGGATGTTGTGAAGAAGATGCATGAGGAGTACAAGGTTCTCGA